TGCCAGTTCCGGGTCATCTGCAGATACTAGCAAGGTATGATCAAATTGATCTTCCAAGATCTTCTTTAGTTCCTTGAGGCCGCCATAGTCGGCAGCCCAGTTGCGCACATCCAAATCGTCTGTGCCAAAGTAAAACTTCATTGAAAAACTGTAACCATGAATTAGATTGCAGTGGCTGTCGGCACGCCATTGACGGTATGCGCAGGGAAATGCATCATGATACTCTTTGGTGCTGGTATATGTGTATTGACGGGGTTGATTTGCCATATTGTCCTCCTATGTATTATAGCATAGACAGCAGAGTTTGTATAGCGGGATGATGCCGGACAGGCCGCTTAGAGAACTATTTAACAAGTTTTTCGAGTAGTGATTGTTTTGTGCCCAACAGCGCACAATCCAATGTGCCAAATTGCTGGCATAATATTTTCCTAATAGTGAATTTTTCACTAGGCAGCATATCACGCGGGTAATTCAACTTTGGTCGGTACTGCACTTTGTATATGTTGGCTTTGTTTTCTTGCATGGTCATAGTTGTATCCCACTCATTTACAAAGGCTGCCAAAATATCTGGACTCCAATAATGGAATCCCCAGGGATGTTGATCAGGATGCATAGTCTCTAAGTAACGGTCACTTTCTTCCATTACAAATCCCACATAGTCGCCTAGTTGTGATTCTAAATATGTCATTTGCTCATGATCAGGATAGTATTCAAGTTGATATCCAGTTAACAACAATCCTGTTTTTTCCTGCATAAGGGTTGACAACATCACAGTTGTAATAAGGCCAAATGGTAATCTAGGTCGGATGTTCAAAAATGACAGTTTCTCTTCAGTAGAACCAATAAAGTCTTTTGAATAAATCATCCAAGGGTCAACATGATGCTGCTTGCACCATTCAATGGCGTATGAACTTTCTCTCACTTGTTCTTGATCTTTGACGTTATCATAAATCAAAATAATAGGAGTAAATGGTATTTTGTTTCGGTGTAATGCATTAGCTACATTTTCACTGTCGCAGCCGCCGCTAAGTGCAACATACAAATTTTTATGTTCACTGTAGATTTCATGGGCTGTTTGATCACATGCTTGATCAAAAGGCACGATCTTCTCTGCCTTTTGATTGAAAATCACACGCAAGTTTTCTGTTTTTTTGCGTTTTGGAAGCCCGTCCCAACTGATGTCAATCCAGTTATCTCTGCACAGCATGATAACTCCTGTGGTGCTGTTTGAGTTGATCTAAATTGGTGTGCCCAATTTCAACTATGTTTTCACTTAGGGTTTTGTCTTGACTCCAGGCCAATTCCCATACATCTTCGTTTACGTTCCAACTGCTGAGTGGATACCTTGTGTCGCGATACTTGTAAACTTCTACACCTCTAGTGTGAGCCACAGTAACAAACAATGCACCTGGCTGCCATTCAATCATTGTGCCAGGATACAAGGCCATCCAACAAGCACCAAGATTCAGCTCCTGGTCTTGTGCAATCATGTGACTGTTAGATTGTGGCGGCACAAACTGTATTGAACCACCTAAAAAAGTTTCGTAAACCAAGCCACTGATATTTGTGATGCCTATTCGATCATACACGCCTGCATGAGCGACAGGTATATGAGCGATATCTAAGAACACATCCATGATTGTTTCAACAGTTGCATCGACAGTGTCTCGACGATGTTCTTCCAGTTCAAAATGTTCTGTTGGAATGGGAAAATTGTACACTATAGGTTGATCGAACAACATGGTACTGTCACTGTAGCAAGATTGTTTTTGTAACACCAAATCGTTGCCAACGCCTAAGCCTAGCAAATCAAATTGCATGCCGTGATAAGGACATTTCAGTTCAGATGTTTCACAATTGCTGATCCTGCTGTGCTGATGCGGACACACATTACTCAACAAATAAAAACGACCGTGGTAATTTACCACTGACCATTTACAATTAAGTTGATCAATGGGCGTTGCACAATCAAGTTTGAAATCTTGTTGGAGTCCTAAAAACATATTATGGTTTTTGATAGCCTGCTGTTTTGTAGTTGGCTTGACCAAATATTACTCCACGCACACCGCCAACGGGATCGGCACAGTCGCCTACACGGCGTGGAATCAAATGCACATGCGGATACATCACAGTTTGCCCTGCTTCTCGGCCCATGTTGATACCAAGGTTGAATGCCGCACAGTCACCACGTTCTACCATTCTGCGACCATGTAGCATTGCCAACTCAAAACATTCCATGATTACATCATCAGTATTGTACTGTGGAACAAACAACAAATGACCCAGAGTTACAGGATACCGATCACGGAATACTGTCACATGATAGTCTGACAGCTCTTCCACACGGTCATCCCAGGGTGCAATATCTTGTTGATATGCAATTTCTAAATCAGTCATCTTGTTCTTCAACTGCATTGTTGTAACCACGCTGGAAGTCGTCAGCATCTGCTTCGGCGTCTTCCAGTTTCAAATAGGGGTTCATGCACTTTTCGCCGGCCTTGGCCTGCTCGTAGCCTTGTTGATAAGGCGCTTGTTCGTAGGGGGTGATTTTCTTAGCCATTAGTCTGCTCTTTCAATTTCAGTTGCTTCGCGAACCAGTACCAACAGTTCGTCTACAGTGTCGACAATGATCTTGGAAGTTTTCCAGTTATCTTCGTTGTCTCTACCGCCCACTTCAATCATGTAGCCATTGTCATACATGTTGATGGTGAAGTTTTCGTTAACTTTGACCAGCTTGTCGCTGAGTCGGTTAACTGATCCTGGGGTCTTTGCTTTTGCTTTTGATTTTGCCATTTGATTCTCCTCTATGTTTAGTGCTTCAAATTCTTCTTTCAACGCTTCAAATGCGTCTGAGTCTGCTTTAGACATCTTAGGTCTCTTTTTTGCCATTTAAATCTCCTCCAAATGATATTGAGAATAGGGATAGTTTGCTTGCAACCATTCCAACAATCCTTCTTCTGCCGGCATCTGAATGTCGCCTGATTGATTGGTAATAATTATCATCGTGGTGCAAAGTCCTGTTGTAGTTTTATATTGTCAAAGAATTCCTTCTTTACGCTTTGGTCTAATTTAAACGCACCGTGTAAAACCGTTGTTTGGGTGAGACTAGAATGAGCCATGATACCGCGATTCTCACAACAACCATGGGTAGCTTGTATATAAACTGCGACATCCTTGGACCCGGTCGCGAATTCAATTTCGCGAGCAATATCCATACATAGCTCTTCTTGGAGAGTGCCTCGACGGGCACACCATTGCGCAATCCTGGTATACTTGGATAGACCAATAAGTTTGGGGCCAGCAATGATTCCAATATAAGCCACACCCGTAACAGGCTGGTGATGATGCGAACACATGCTCTTAAGCTCCGAACGCACCACCAACATACCTTCGTACGCTCCGTCCGTATCGTTTGGGAAAGCTGTAGCATTAGGGCTCGTCTCGTACCTGCCAGCCATAATTTCATTGAAGTACATTTTGGCAAGACGCTGTGCGGTACCTTTTGAGTTTGGATCATTTTGTCTGTCGATTAGTAATACATCAAGCACCTGTTCAAATGCTTCAGTAGCTTCTGCAATCAAATGTTCTCGATCTGAATCAGCAATGTATTCACTAATGTTGTCGCCGGCCCAGAATCTCTTGTTGTCTGCCTTCATGCGTTCGCGAAGGACTTGTGATAGATTTTTTTCCAATTGTTATTCTCCGAGTTATAGACGGGGATGTCTATGTTATTAATTGTAAAGTATTTAAACTGATTCGTCAACTATTTTGATATTTCTCAAGTCAGGATATGGCACATATACCGGTTTGGGATTGTGTTCTTTAATTCCTTGAAGCAATGCCACTCCTTGCACTGCATCTTCTATGCTGGGTCGGTAATGATAGCCCACATGGAAGGTCTTTTGATCTTGCCACGGTGCCACAGTTAAATCCCTGCCATCATAACGTTGACGCAATATGGTTTCATATGCTTTTTTGTCATCCAACAAGATAGCACCACCGTGTCCTATATGTAAGGGCTTTGTATGCCCAAAACTCAAACACTGCATGGTTCCGGTCCGATACATGTCTTTTTCCAGCCTGCGAGCACTGTCCCAGATTCGAGTTAGGCCAAAAGAATATTCGCCAGTCCATGCTTCATCGTTGTAAGAATACTTGACGCCCAACTTGTGCATGGTCATTGGAATGCTTAGATAGGTGTAAGGAGTCATGACAACTTCCTTTACTCGATCATGTCGCAGGCAAAGTTCAATGGCATGTGTACAGCAATCAGTCATGATTGCATACGGTGCTCCTGTAAACTCTGCTAGTTCTTCTTCAAACTTTTTTATCTTGTCGAACATTATTTGTGTATAATAAGGTCTGAGAAATATTCTACAGCATCTTTAAAGGTATTTGGTTTGTCACCTATGTCAGTGCGTAGAGAAAAAACCCAGCGAATTTGTGTTGAGGATACAGGATTAAATCCGTTGTGTGGAACTGTTACATCAATCAACCAAGCAGTGCCCGGTGGGGTCATATACACAAAATCAGCAGGTCTATTTACAACGTGTCTCCAGCCTTTAACTCTGCCATCTGTGCGTCCACCGACATCATACTCTAATGAACTGCTTTTTATAGCATCAGGATGCCAAAATTCCATACCACCACCTGCACTGTCAACCCAATTAATAGCCCAAGTTTGTACAGTATTATCACCGTCAGTGTGAATAGGTCCGTACCACCCAGGTGCCTTTTTAAAGATATTTGCTTTGTACCAGTTAAGTCCTCTGAAACTTAACCAAGAAGGATCCACAAACTCTTCTGCATGCGTGACAGTAACCAAACCATCAATGTCTTTCCAGGGATCGTCTTTCAGCTCAGGACGAAGTATTTCAACAACTGGAGGTAACTTTAATTGATATGCATATTCCATAAAAAATATTTACCTAGTGTACCAGTTCCAGGAATGCTGTATCATATCATCTAGTGTATAATTTTTACGCCAGCCAATTGCATCATATTTGTCTGCTGATGCCACCAGCACAGGTGGGTCACCTTCACGTCGAGCTTCTACGCCAATGTGAGGCATTTTACCAACAATAGTCTTTGCACGTTCCATTACCTGCTTAACGCTAGTTCCTTGATTTGATCCAAGATTATAAACGCCCGGAGGAACACGCATATACAATGCTAATACATGGGCTTGTGCTACGTCATCCACATGCACATAATCACGAACACAAGTGCCATCGTCTGTAGGATAATTGTCACCGTATATTCTAAACTGCTCATCATCTCTAGTTGCTTCTAACAACTTGGCAATCAAGTGTGTGGCGCCAGGCTCCTGGCCGTGTCTACCTTGAGGATCAGCACCACAAGCATTGAAGTAGCGGAAACTAACATAGTCAAGTCCGTATGCCCGATGATAGCTTTCTAATATCATGTCAATCATTAACTTGCTTTCACCATAAGGACTGACAGGCTCTTTAGGATCTACTTCGTGTATGGGATTCATAACAGGCTCGCCGTATGTGGCAGCACTAGAACTAAAAATAAATTTGCACTTGGGCAAACTGTTTTTAACAATGTCTAACAACTTCAGCGTCTTGACCACATTATTGTTGTAATATTCGCTGGGATTCTTCACACTTGGGCCCACAAGACTTGTACCAGCACAATGAATAATGGCACCGGGCTGTTTGGCAATAACCCAACTCAATGCCACATCTGAAGCAAAGTCTTGATACAAGAATCCATCGCATACACCTTGCAGATGTGCTGGCATCTCTCTTCGATCAATTCCGTACACTGTGTAACCAGCATCTTTTAGTCTCAGTGCAATCTGTCCACCAATATATCCGGCTGAGCCGGTCACAATTACAACACTCATTCAATTTCCTTGAACAATGGCATACTTTCACTCAGCATTCTAACAAACTCTAAGTTAGTTGGAAATGTGTCCAGTGCGCCTTTGTGGTTTGTGATATTAATTTTCATGTTTTCTACCGAGCCAGATCCTGATTCTAGCCCATAGAAAAACATTTCTGTAGCACCTTGTTCAATTTGTTTTGTAAAATATTCGCTAATCATTGTTCTATCTTCACAACTTGATATTTTTCGTGAGCAGCGTGGTCACGATAACGGTTGCCAGCTCTATTCCATTGCTCGCCCATGCCAGTAAGAATATCAACAACGCGATCCACAGTGGCATTGTTCCAGTCACTAATGAGTCCCATGTTGTGATGCGGCTCTCGCAGGAGGTTTTGCAGTTTGTGATAAGCATCATCTATGCTCCAGGGAATATACAGTCTATTGGGATCGTTCGCGAATGTTTCAGGAAAACTGCGATACGCTGGATATAACACATTGCATCCAACAGTATCGGCCTCTGATACGGTGTTTGAAACCCAATCTTGTAAAGCACAATTAAAAAGCACACGAGTGTTATTAAGATGAGCGTAGTATTCATTCTTGCTTATGTTGTCATAGATTTTGAGTTTGCCTTCTGCCTCCATACGGCGGGCACGTTGAACGTATTCAGGGTTATTGGATCGTAAAGGTCCACCCGAGTATATGGCAAATTCACACGGCTCGCTGGTGAGCTCGCTATACATTTCAATAAGATCCATGAAGAAGCCAGGTTGCTTTTCCTGATCAAAACGTGCTGCGAAACCCACCTTCCGTGGACGCGAATCAAACGGCTTGATATTTGCTTTTCCACCGATCCGCTCCAAGACTTCTGATTTGCCAAATGCAAGACCGGAAATGTTGTAGATCGGAGCAGTCCATCCAGCAATGCGCATGTGCGCAACCATTTCTTCATTAGTGGCCAATACTGCACCACCCGAGAAAGCCACCATTTCATTGACCATTTGTTCATACAAGTTCATCCATTTAGCCATACCCCATACATGCACAAAGTCATCGGGATCAATAGCCTGTGCCAAACAACGAACATAGATTTTAGGACATTGTTCCTGAGGAATCTGATTCATGATGTAACCAAGACTTTCAAAGCCTGGTTGGAACATGTCTTCAAAGTAGATAACATCGTCACCAGTAACATCGCCGTTCTTCATGAGCTGCACCAAGTTCATCATTTGGCTCATGGCAAAGAAACTGCGTCCGTGTGCATCTAGTACTTGACCTACTGAGATAGCTTGTGTGTTGTCAATTGTGGTGCCTGGCACATACACAACATCCAAACCACGGCGTTCAAACACACGTCGATTCCACTCTGTGAGTTGTAGAGTGTAGCGGGCTTCGTAACTCTCCAGCCCCATGTAAAATAGTTTTCTCATTAGAATCTTCCAGCAAAGCGACGAGTGTCTTCGTCCCACATGTTCTTGGCATTTTTGCCTTGTGAATACTTGTTATACTGTTGCCAAGCATAACTCTTGAAGTTGTACAAATCGGCCTCGTTGTAACGATAGCCATAGTCTTGGCAGAACTCCAAGAGCTTTTCCAAGTCGTCTTGGATTTCAATCACACGGGGGTTAGATTTGAGAGTAATTTTTGCCATTTTGTTTCCTATTAGATAGCAATATTGATATTGGGGCGGTGAGTTTCATACTTGATAAGGGCTCCGTTTTCACCATCTTCAGAGACCTCAATCCAGACTGAGCGTCCGGGATACCTTGCAGCGATTTGCAAATACAAATCGTCTGACATCATTTCGCAGGATCTGTAGTCGAGTTGGATTGTTCCGTCTTGGTAGAGTTTTTGGAGCCATCGCTTGAACTGGATGAATTCAATGTCTCTATCATTGTGTACAACATCAATCCACACCCGGAAGTGAAAGATATGACGGTGAGGAGTGCCAAGGAAACTAACGTCATACTCATCACCCGTCTTAAGGGCCGGATCTGTTGCGGCTGCGGGGTAGCAGTGGATTCCTTCTTTTTGGAAGGTGACCCAGATTCGTCTTTGAGCTTCATGTTTGACTCTTTCTATTGTTTCGCGTTCTTGTTGATTCATTTAACTACTTCGTCCTTTGTGTATTGATCCCAACTGGTAAATGCTTTTCGATCCATAAGATCGTGCAGACTGTGGCACCACACGCCGGGATTGGTTGCTTGAAAATCTTTGTCGTCCAGCTTGATTGTGGTATTGTAGCCCAGCAGTTTGATAAATGGCAGCTTCACAGATATCATAGGGATAAACTGTGCTTGTTCGCACAAGCTGCCTTCGCATAACCCTTCTACAGATCTAACATCAAGATCCAAGGTACACCAGTATCCTCGATCCAGCCAGGGTTGAATCATCTGTTCCCAAGCAGTCCAGACTCCGGCATCGTTGAAAGTAGGGTTTGGAAAACTTTGATTGGCACCAAAGTAAATGTGTGTGATTGGATTTCGTGCTTTGGAATCAATCTCGCCACGCTTCCAATCTATGTCTTCGTCAGTTTGCAAGCCCACCACAAATAGGGTGCGATGGCCATTGACTGGGCTGGCTTCAATTTCGGTGCCTACAAAGAAGTTGGTATTTTCATGTCCTTGACGATTCATTTGATTTGCTCACTTTCAAGCAGTTGTAATGCTTCTAATTGTAACTGGTCTTCGGGTTCGCTGTCAACTTCTGGTTCTTCAAAAGAGAACAATACATTAAATTGAGTACGAGCATTCCTGGTCTTTTTACCTTTGAATCCTCGTGTTCCCACAATCTCCGTCCAATATGTATCATATGTTTCAATAATGGCTTCGGCAGTCTCTCGGTCAGGAGCAGCAAAGATAGTTTCTATGATGTCTTCAAATTGTGCATAATCACCTGTACTACGGCGCATCATTGCAGGATGTTCGCCTGCATCAAATCGTCGGTTGGCTTCTTGTACAGCAGTTAAGTGCATCCAAACATTATGGCCCATGAGCAACGCATATGAAAAACTATCCCACGATGTCTTGCCTTCTTTGCCAATCTTATTTAGATCGCCGGGCTTGTAAATGCAAATATCTTTCATCGTTAGCAGATCGCTTATAGGGCTGTCTTGCCAACGAGGATATATACCATCTGCAATTACACCGGTTGCCCACTTCCGTGTGTCTAGGCTGTACTTTTTATCGTCGGCACTGGGCCCCATGCGATACGACCACTTTGAATCATGTTCAAATACATTTTCGTAGTAAACCTGTCCATTGGCTGTGGCAAGGAATGGACTGGCACAATCAAAACTAATAGTAAAAGCCGGATTAACGTATTTTCTAACTGCCCGTTGGATCACGGTCAGTAGCACAGCCCATTCTAGCTTTGATGTGCCCAGGAAGTGCATCCAATCATGCACACCCTCTTGCAACAAATTATCATAACGCAGTGACACAAGACGTCTAAGAATCAAGTGTACATCACACATGTTTTGTCCGCCCATTGACCAACCATCAAAATGTGTGTCTGGATACTTTGCAGGATCACAGTATTCTTTCATGGTATCATACCATTGATCTGCACTGCCATGATTATCGCCTTGCAACACATTTAAGATCTTGGTGCCGCCATTACGAACACCTTTACGATGCTTCATGAAGTATTCGTTATTGAACTTGGTAGCAGCCACCGCTTCGGGCAGTGTGGAGATTTGACAGGCCTTGGCAGCTTTTTTATCATGTATGACCCAAGTTGGGATATCAAGCGTCATGCAGTAATCAGAAACATTGTCTAGCCAATTGAGTACTAACTCACGTTTTTTTTGAGCTTTTGCACACCCTGAGTTGGCTCGCCAATCGCCTTCCCACAAGCCCTTGGCAATCTGGAAACCTCCTGAATCTCCCAAAAGAAACGTACCAGGTTCACGATTCCGCACCATATCTTCTGACCAATCTTGTTTTGAGAGATCAAGGTTGGCATGGCCTCCAGACGCAAGGGACCAACGATAAGGGAATAACGCCTTTTGCGAATTGAGCCAGTTAAGCTGTTCCATATCCGTGAGTCCCTGCGGAAATCGTACAGGATCCACATAGTGTTCATTCCTTTGCTTGCCCACAAATGTGGAATAGAAACCAGAGATGGCCGGAAGGAACACAGCGTAGTTTGATTGCTTGGCGGTTAAGTTGTCTTGTGTCATTGTTTTTTATAAAATTTTACTGAATTTACCAATGCATAATCATCATGATAGTACTCAATAATTTTTTGGGAATAGTCTGGATGTTGATCTAGTACGTTAGCAATTTTGTTCATCACAAATTGCTTTGCACTATATTTGAGTGTGAAATTGTCTTTATCACTTTTTTTAATTTCAACGTCGCATCCATATGATAGCATGAGATTGATAAAGTTGTCTTTCAACTGGTCATCAAATTTTAACCATATAATTTGATCTTGCGGAATGCCATATATAAAGTCAACTTGTTTTTGAGTATGGTTATCAAATTCTATTCTTTCCATAACCAGTTTCCAGTCAAATGTATTGATATTCATGCTGTTGGCAACACCGTCTAGATCAGTTTCTGGTTCTGTGTAAATCATTTGAGTCATGCCAGAAATCCATCGATCCAATGGATCACGCAATATCACAATAAACCGACATTGTGTTAGATCAACAATGTCGTAATAATTTATATTAGTGGCATCGTGATTTACACCTTGATTGAACTGTAGTGATATCCAACTGCTTGCATTTTTTGGAATATTTACATAAATCAACTGACTAATACCATATAGCAACGGGTCAACATTGATGACTCTGCTTTGTCCCAATTGGTGAAATTTGCTATTAGCCAGTGGTCGACTCATTTGCTTTGTGCTGGTAAGATGTAGTTGTAAACAACAATGCCCGAATCCACAGTGATCTTGGCAGCGCCATCATCGCTAATGCGAATGGTCTTGTCACCTGTGAGTGCCAGGATGCTCATGACTTGTTGAGCAGGCCACGACCATGCACGTTTTAATTGTCCATTCACGCCTGGATGAAACACAAAATTGCCAGAGTGTGTGGAATGATCACCAAAGAAAAACTTTAAGTCGCCGTTTTCGGTCTTGGCCTGGAAGTGTGGCTCTTCAGCATTAGCCTGGGCCTGCATACGCAAACGATTGATAGCAGCCACAGTGGGCTCAAATTCAATATGCCAGTTGACCCCTTTGAACTTGGGGGTCTTGAGCTTTTCTGTCACAATGGCTTCGGCCATGAAACGATAGTTGTTTTTAAAATCGCCTGTGGCATTTTCAAAGCTGATACCATCCGGCTCGCCACCTGCACGGCGACTCAAGCTGAGCTTGGCATTTTCTTTGTACTCTTGCAGGTTCAGCAAGATTTTGAGTTTGCTCAAGTTAGGCATGCCAAATGTGCCCACAAAGTCTGGGTGTGGATCTTTAAATTCACCTTCCACAACCACACTCATATCTTCGGCTAGGCCTACGATTTGTGTGGATTTGTCATCACCTACAATCTTGATCAAGTCAATGCAGCCAAGGTCATGTGTGTGTTGTACTAAGTCTAATAGATAATCTCTCATGTTTCTCTCCTAAGTGTTTAATTATAACAGATGTATTTAGAATTTGCAATCATTCTCGGCGAACTACTCTTGCCAAAACTTGTCCGCCACGCAGACTTTGAATTTCTCCAGGTCTACGCATTTCAAACCAAGCAATGTCACCAGCGCCGGTGCATTGATCGATAATTTTATAGCCAAGATTTATGGCTATTGTTTGTATCCGACTGCCCGGAGTATAGCACATCCAGGCATGTTCTACTGCTCCAACTCCGTACCAGTTGTTGCATTCGTTGTAGGTAAAAACCAATGCGCCACCGGGGCGTAGTTTGTGATAAATTTCAGAAAGAAACTTTTCGATAATTTCAATAGGCTTCCAGTTAAAATAATTATAAGCAAACACTAAGCCAAATTGATTGTTGGGCAATGCAGCAAAAATTTCTGTGTCTTTCCAGTCGTTTATAACATATGGTCGCAATCTGTTTTGATATTCTCTAGTAAACGGAGCCATAGCAACATCAATCAATTCGCGGTTGTGATCCACAAGATATAACGGATCCATTGGTACCATGTCTTCTACCAGCATTTCTTGTCGAGCGCCAATGACCATTCCAGGCAAGCGCCAGTCAGTGTAATTTTTTATGGTGTTACGTAGATTTTCACGATCATTAAACTCAATAGGTAGTTTGCGATTGATCAAATGCTCCACTGTTTCAAAACACATTTCCTGCTCATATCGCTTCCAACTTTCTGCATAATATGCAGGTGCCAATCTATCAACATCGTTTGTTAGCTGCTGTTTTAAAGCCTGAAGAGATTGGTCAAATTTAGCAATAGTATGTTTGACGTCTGCCAGTCGTTCATCTAGCTCTGCAGTCGCAGAATGATATTGTACCTCTCGGCTTTTGACTGCATGAACAATATCATCCAACTTGTCGGTTATATTACCGTAAGAAGGATCCATGTCGGGACGTTCCAGCCAGTTTAGATATGCAACAACTTGACTCAGCTTCATTCGAATGAAAATAGTGATGTAAAAGTGTTTTCTGTGTTGGTGGCCGACGCAAGATCCCAGTCCAACACACCTAGCAAGTTGTCGATCTTTTGATCCACTACAGTTGCTTCCATTTCTGCGTCATCAAACGGCAAGTCCTTGAACCACTGCGGCAAGTGCATCTCATCTGTGGGATAACCAATTGACGTCCAACCCAGTGCATTTGATTTCAACTTGCACACAATGGTTTTCATGCCGTCCACAACTTGCATTGAGTAATTGTCTGAATGCATTCTACGCAGATTATTCCAGTTCAAGGCAGCCCTCACATGCCCGGGCATGTTTGCACGACCCAATCGTTCTTCTTCTTTGCCATACTTGGTCAAGTTGTTCACACGCTTGGGCGACCCTTTCTCCCAGCCTGGTCGCTCTTTGAACTCATACTTGAATTCTCTAATGCGTTCAATGATCTCATCTCGTTGTGTACCTGCTAGTACTTTATTTAGAATTTCCAACAGGAAGTCTTGAATTACTTTGGGGGTATCACTGCGCTTCAAATCCAGGCCCATGGCCTTGGTCTTGCCAATCTTGCCTTCCACATCCAGGCGCTTGCCTTCCAAGTCAATGATGTTCACAGCATAACGCTTCTTGGTAATGAACAAACTGCGATCGGCAACCAGTTCACGTCCGGCCTTGATCAGTGAACCCATGTCTCTTGGACAATGGAATGCCTGTTCCATAAAGCCCGGAAAGCTCTCATTCACTTGGTCAGCGATTGAGTCGTACAGTTGGATACAAGTTTCTTTTGACCAGGTCATGCGTCCTTCTGCAACTTCTTTTTCTAGTATGGGCCATGCAGAGAAATAGCAGGAGTCAGTGTCACCATAGATGATGGCCTGTCCTGTGTGATCATATTCGCCTGTGATGCATTCGTTGATGTATGCATCCATGTGCTTGGCAATGGATCTACCAGCCAATGTGGTTGACTGCCCGATACGCCGGTCGAAGAAGCGGCAACCGGGATTTAAAATAGCACCATACAAACTGTTCAAGTTAATCTTCTTGACCAACTGACGCTTGTCCCAGAACGCAATCTCTTTGGGATCCTTGGTTTCTTTCTTCTTTGCCTGTAGCTCTTGGCGTTCACGATACCAACGCTCCAGCAAGCCAGGAATGATACCTTTCTTCTCGTAAGTGAGAATGGTACCATTGGCAGTGAGAATCCAAGGTTGATGTGAGTCAAAGATCATGTGCCAGATTTCCATGGCCGAGTGAACTGACTCTTCGCCACCCTCCCAGTCAATTGTGATTTCTGTACCACGTTGCTGTTCCATCACGGCGGTGTATTCTAAACTGGCAAACAAGCCTTCCCATGCAGCCGCAAACGAGTCGCCCTTGCCCATGCGTTCTTTGATCAGGTGATCAGTCATGGTCTGCCGCAATTGACCTACCACAGTTTCTGGACCCATGTTCATGGCACGGATAGCAGATGGGTACAGTGAGTTGATGTCAACTGATCCAATCCACATGTGCAAGCCCTTTTTAGGATATGCCACATAAGCACCAGCAGCCTGTGTGTCATCATCCGTAAGACGTTGCTTGCGATTAGGCACAACCATGCCACGTTCATGTGCTTCGTTGATGATGGCCTGTTCGGTCACTGCCACAGCACCCATTGTGGTCTGTAGCAACACAGTATTGGCATGTGCCAGTTCGTTAGCCAGGTCCAAGAAGCGCAGTTTCTTGTCTAGCTTGGCAATAATCATGGTGTCTTGACGATTGTACTCAATAAATTTCTTGAAGTGCTGGTTATACAACTGATCCAATGTGCCTTCAAACTGTGTTTTGCGTTCACCCAATTCATATTCGCCAATGGCATCCAATGAGTATGAGTGGCGTTCTTCGTATGTGTATTTGCGATACAACTGCATGTAGTCCATGTGCACACGACCAATCAAGTCGTAAGTTTGATTCTCCGCACCAAAGCGTTCAAACATCCTCTGCTTGGGAAACTGCCCCCACAAACAAAAACGTCTTGTGTCGTCCTTGCTGAGTATTCTTGTGGTACGATTTACTGTGTAAGGAATGTCATAGCCTTCTGAGTTCCAACCGGTAAGCACGTCTGCATCTTCAATCACATCAAGGAACATCTTGATCATGTCTTCTTCACGCTCAAACAACATGGTGTTTTCAAACTCGCTCACCAGTTCTTGTGCTGTGTCCCAACTTAGATGTTTGGGTGGCACAGTTAGTGTGATCATTTGATCCAGCCAATCCAAGTATACAGATATAGCAGTGATGGGATTGAACGGATCTGCCACAGGCGAAAACCCACGCTCTTGATCAAATGCAACTTCAATGTCAAAAAATGCTGTGTGCAATTCTGGAGCATTTTGGTCTTTGTAGTTTTCTTCTAAACATCTAAAGATGGGATTGATGTCCGATTCATACAACTGCTTGCCAGACTGGCTGCGAACTTCCTTGCGAAATTCTTTGTTGTTGCGTGATGAAAATCTATTGACCGTCGTGCCGTAGATGCTTTGGAACTTGCCTCTAGGATCGTCGTAGTAGAAAATGTAGTTGGCTGGATATTCCCGGTAGACTCGTTCGCCATCGCGGCGTTCTACAACATGGATGCGATCGTGCTCACGATCAAATAGTGCGTCAATATAACTCATTGTTCTCCGTTTGTGGCCGGACTGGCCTTGCTACATGCTCGTAATGTGAGCGACTCGCAGATATTTATAGAGTCTTACCAACAGTTTCTAAAATAGTTTCCAGGGTTTCGTGGTCCTGCTTCTCTTTGCCAAACTCGGCTTTGTGTGCCAGCTTGATGGCTTTCTTGAGAATGGCAGGTTTGATTTCCAACTCTTCGGCCACAGCCTTGATGGTGTCAGTTAGTCCGCCGTTGAGCGTTTCTATCTCGTGAAGCACTTGCATGCCTTCGTTGATGATCTGGGTGAGTTTGAGTTTTTGTTCGCCATTGAATGTTTTAGATGACATAGTTGTTCCTATAAAATTAACAGTATACAGATTAACAAAAAAAATTGCAAACACTATTGGCTCAATTGTTTGCCTTTTGTAACAACTTGGTGATGTCTGCAGACAGAAATATTTTTTTAGGATAACGCAGATTGATCTCACGAATATTGTCTAATATTATTTCTAAATCGGGAGATGTTTGTTTGACTACTGAATTTTTACTCCACCAATCTATAGTCCAATGACCCCAGTTCAGTAATGAAGAAAAATAAATGGTTGCGTTGTAATTACCTGCAAACTCAGCAAATTGAACAATTTCTTTGAAGTTAGCCTGTTGAATCACAAACTTAAAATTAATTGGCAATTTGACAAACTCTTTAAACAAATTGAGACCTTGAAGAAGTTCGTTCCAATTTCCGCCACGGACTACGTCATACGTTTCTGGAGTAGCTGCGTCTATACTGACACTGATGTTTTTTATAGTATTTTTTAAAGCCAAGACCAAATTTTTATTTTTGTTCAGCAATGTTCCGTTTGTTGTTATATTGAGTCGTAAATTTTTGTGTGGAAAATCTACCAAGGATTCTAAAAATTTTAGACCACTGTGGCTAGCAAAAATTTCGCCAGATGTGCAAGGAGAAATATCAAATAAAAATGTAGGATTATCTACAGCCCATTGTTTGATTTCCTGATATATTTCAACTTGTTTTTGAATACGCATTGATGATTTATCAATTATCACATGTTCTCTACACGAAGGACAACTGAGATTACAGGATTTGTCAAGATCAATTTTAAGTTCAACTGGAAACTGTTGCACATTTGGAGTTACATTGGATTTCTTAGGTAGATTGTAAAGTTGTGAACAGTTCCAACTGCAATATGTAAATTTGCTATCAGTAACTGATTGTCTTACTGTACGGGCTGTTTCGCCCAGCCAAATATCTTGTAAACTATTTTGATATATATTGCCTATGGTATAAGGCATGTGATGTTGACACGAGCATAATTGAACATCGCCGTCAGTGTCTATTTGCATAGATCTAAACGGTAGATGGCAAAAACGATCAAAAAACTGTGGTTTGTCTATTGGTTTGTATTTGAAAAATTTAACAGTATCTGCATGCATTGAATTAGTGCTCACTTTGGGCTGCGGAGTAGCGAATTCCTTGGCCCAGGCAGCAGCCGCCTACTCGGTCCTAAGGCTGAGTTTGGTTAGCCACCTGCGGCTTGTATTCTTCTCTTAAGAGAATCAATTTCTCTGTGCAATTGCTGTGCTTCGTAATCTTGTGGCATCATACGGTCGGCATATTGATAACTCATGCCACCCAATCGTTCAAATTGTATTAGTTTTGCAGACAGTTCCTGTTTCAATGCTGCAACATCAACTGGTGCTAGGGAATTTTCAAATAAGTCAGCAAGTCTCATATTATCGTTCTTCTATGTAATCTTGACTGAGATCTTGTTCTGGCTGGTTACGCTGTTTGTGAGCACGGAACAAATCAACTGCTATGCCTGCTTCGTCAGATGTTCGAAATCTGCTGGGCAAGCTGCGGCCACGATGGCGGATTTCATATCCGCTTCCTTCATCACCGTGTATTTCAAATACAGCACCGTCATCTAGTTCCATTACCTTGATGGGTTGTTGTGGTTGGGCAGCAGAGGTATTGATTTTGTCTTCAATGTCATGCACTGTTCCGGGATCGGTTAACTCATAGTCGTTTTCTTCAACTTCGTGCCGATCAACTGCATCAAGAGCTTTGTCTTTGAGTGCTCGATCAATTCGAACTTTTTTCTCTAACTGATCAAGATACTGTGAGAGATCTTTCTTGACCTTGCTCAACATGTCTTCTTCAACTTCTTGCATGGCTTCTTCTAGTGCAGTTTTGGCAGGTTCAACAGAATCGCCGACCAGTTCCTTGTGCATGGGATGTTGAGGATCTGTCTTACTGCCTAGTGCTCGGATGCCATGTGGCTTGAACAAGGCAGGCAGTTGATGCACTGACTTTTGCTGTGAATTGAGGCCATGCTTGACATCCGTGGGTGTGAGTTTGCCTTCCACTGCTGCAAGGCGTTCTAGTATGGATCTAATGTCTGAACTCATGCTCTATCATCTTTCAAGAAACTTCTCAGCATCCAGCCGTGCTTTTGTTGAGCATCAATACGTTCTGCTATAAAATTAGCAATGCCTTGCTGGTTTTCACTTTCAGCAGTAGCAAAGCATTTGTTGAGTAGTTCCAATAGTTGGCCGTTGTTGGCCAACAGTTCTTCAATCATGAGACGAGCACGCGGAATTTTGACTTGTCCTTTGATAATGGTTAGTTCGCTAAAGCGTTCATAACTGCCAGGCGCATAGTCTCCTAGCGCACGAATGTATTCAGCGGTTTTGTCTATACTGTTGTTGTACACTTCTTCGTACAAGTTGCCAAAAAACTCATGCAACTGAGCAAAGTCTGGGCCTTCCACATTCCAGTGAAACAGCTGGGCCTTCAGACTGAATGCATATTCAGTTGCCAGGAGAATTTTTAAAGCGTCCGCTAACATGTTTATTCCTTTTGTATTCCCGGGGCGTGTTCGGTGTAGGATCAGAACCCGTTACATATTTACCACTCAGCATGCTTCCACCTGATCTTGATTGCATACCTAATGCTGACTCTACAGGCGCCATAGCACCAGCACTGGTACCACCCACTGATGCATTTTCCATGATTTCTTTCATTCTCATGATAGTATTTCCAATGTTGTTTGGTCTTCATGCAATATAGCATTTTTGCTAGTTACCTGCATGTTTTTTATTTTTAATTTACTGCCTGTAGGCTCTAGCAATTCGTACTTGATTTTATAGTGTCCCGGGGGTGCTTCAATAGTTATTATTTCTTCTAAATAGTAGTCTTTTCCGTTCCAAATCCAAGATCGTTCTGTAAACAACTCGTCGTTTATGTACAATCTATAGCGGGTGTCGTTGCTATCCCATTTGCAATAGACATCGCACTGAACTTGAACTGATTTGGTTTGCATTAGATATTTAGTAAAATATACAGCTATAAATATCAACATGTTAAAATTATCTCAAATTCGTCGATTACACATTGAATTGACCACAAGATGTAATGCTAGATGCCCTATGTGCATGCGAAACTACCGTGGCTTTGAATACAATTCTGGGTATCCAATTTGTGAATTATCATTAGCAGATTTCAAGCATATTGTAACCCCTGAGCTGTTAGCACAATTAATTCAACCCGAGACTGCTATAAATGGGTTGGTGCCAAAGGTATTTGGATTTAGGGGTATTACATTCAATGGCAACCTTGGTGACTTTGCATCGGCTCGTGATGCTGTTGACATAGTTGAGTATATTGCCAGTCATAATGTGCCAGTGCATATAAACACCAATGGTAGTTTACGCAATTCAGAATGGTGGAGTAGATTGGCTTTGCCAAAGGTCACAGTGGGGTTTGCTATCGATGGAATGGCCGACACTCATAAACTTTACCGACAAGACACTGATTGGTATCGAATTATCGATCATGCTCAAGCATTAATTCGAGCAGGTGGCCGCGCAGTATGGCGCTTTGTGCCGTTTGAACACAATCAACATCAAGAACAGGAATGCCGAAAGATGGCACGTGAATTGGGATTTTTTGGATTTGAAAACATATATGATGGTCGTGACCGTGGACCAGTGTTTACCAGAGATGGAGAGTTCAGTCACGTGATTGGTCCCCAAGAACCTAGAGAAGTTCCGCCTGTTGAAGCACTATTGGAAAGTCATATCACATGGTATAATGCTAAAACTTATCAATCACACAAAGACATTCCAGATCTCACTATAAACTGTATTCACAAACACACTCAAGAAATATATATTGCAGCAGATGGATCTGTTTACCCCTGCTGCTTTTTAGGATTTTATCCACACACCATGAACCATCCGGGCAATCAAGAACTGGCGCCTATGGTGCAAGAAAATAATGCATTGCAATATCCATTGGAGCATTGCTTGGAATGGTTTAGTACTGTAGAACAAGCATGGAGCAAACTCAGTATTGCAGAAGGCAGGCCTTATCAGTGTGTTAACACCTGCGGAAAATCTGCTGCCGGAACTACAGCTTAATAATTAATTGTATGACCAGCGCAAAAATCTTATATCTAGCACGTTATCGTGTACCGCATGCTATCATGAGCCTGCAACCAGAATTTACCAAGCACCTTATTGGTGTGGATAGAACTTGTATTGCCAGCCCTGTGCCCAAAGATGAATTGTGGCCCGTATTTGAAAAGTATGGCATTGACACTGGTAATTTTGATTATGCGCCCGATTCGGAAATCTACAGACTTTACCCTGAAGTCAACAACTGGGTATTCTCAGATGACTACCGCGGCTGGTGGTTGCGTCAGCAGGCTATTAAACTGTCGTTCCTTGACTACCTTGACTACGATCTAATGATCATGCATGACCCTGACTGCATTATGATACAGGACTATCAACCCATTGTGGATGGCAAATTAAACTTCATGGTGTTAGAAAATGAACGCCATAGCTGGGGCTATTACGAAACCATCCGCAATGCATTTGGGTTTGATAGGTTGACGCCACACTGCTTTATTAGTGAATATGTACCTGTGTTCAAAGAAGATGTCACTGCCATGCGTGAGTTTCTTGAACAAAAACACAAATGCAACTGGTTGGATGCATTGATTGAAAACTGCCCTGGTGAACCCACCGTACCACCTTGGGGCAAAGGTGAGCTTATTCGTTGGTTGTCCGAGTATGAGTTAATTGGAAATTGGACCATGAGCCGTAGGGAAATACATATGCAACCGCAACGTAGATACATGTATGATGACATGACCAAGATTGGTGGGTTTGATCCAGACTATCACACAGCAGTATGTGATGCTGTGCCCGACTTGAGTCGTAGCGTGAAGTTTGATTGGGACACAAAAAAAGTTGTTGATTTTGATCGCTGGATGGACTTGATTCGACAAAAAATTACTACAGCTAGTGGTGTAACAAAAGTTCTTGCAGAAGATCAATGCCCAGGACAGCCAAATGTAAAATGGTTGCGCAGATCTGCCGAAGACGACCGGCATCTTACCAGCAAACACGGTAATAATTACTTGGCCTACCAACACAAACAGCAATGAATTCTAATCAACTGCGTGTTTACTCGCCAGGATATCAAGCAACTGAATGGGGGTTTGATTATTCAGAAATAGTGGATTTATCAACTGCCTTGGCACAATCCACTCGCATTGCCATATTGCCAGTGTACTATAACGATCCAAAAAATTTTGCCTACAGACCTGAATTTGACAATTTAGATTTGACTCTATTTGATCTTGTGGTATTTCACGATATTGAGTTTCGCAGACAAACTGAATTGATCAAATGGATTGCAATCACAGGTGTAGAAAATTGGCTGTTGTGTGTGGGAGGATTGCATGCTGACGAAACTCTAGATCCAAGAACAGTATACAGACCCACCTGGAGTTTTACTTTTCTACAATGGACTCCTCCACGAGATGACTTTCCACTAGATCGACCATTTTTGTTTGATTGCTTATGTGGAGCTCGTCGTGAACACAGAGATTATGTAATGCTGGCTCTGGAGCAGTCGGGGTTGATAGATCAAAGTATTGCCACATATAGAGACATCTTTGTAGGCGGTAATAACGGTCCACTAACATGGCGTTTGAAAAAAGAATTTCCAGAATCCACACTGACTTGGCCGTATGTGAGTCCAAATTTAGATCCTGCATGGGAAGTCAAAGAACAACTGGACAATTCTATCAGCGGAATTGCGCCTTGGGAAATATACAATCGTTGTTATTACAGTATCTTAGTTGAAACATTGTACCAAGGCAACTGCTACCTCATGGCAGAAAAGATTGGTAAGTGCTTGTATGCTCGAAGATTGTTTGTGCATTTTGGCGCAGCACATTGGTTGGAAAAACTACGCTCGTTTGGGTTCCAAACATTCAGCAGTGTGTTAGACGAAAGCTACGACAGTATTGATGACGACGTCAAGCGTTGGCAAGCTGCATTTGAACAAGTCAAATGGCTAAGTAAACAAAACAATGCAGAGCTACTGCAAAAAATAAAGCCCATATTAGATCACAATCATGCTAGACTGTACACATTTTGCCAGGAAAAGTTTGATGAAATGCGAGCTATGGTTGTGTCTCACTTGAAGTGAGTGAGCCAATGCTGATAGAAGTTTTCAGCAATAATTTCTTGACCAGCAGCACTTGAGTGATAGCCGGGATCTTCGCCCCGGAACGGATTGTTACCGCATATGGCCTGTGGCGAACGTGACTCGTCTAAATTGATATAATGGTCGGGAACAAGTTCAGGAAATGCCTGTCGCCACAAAGTAGTATTGGCAGGATCAAATGGCCACAGCAAGTTTGGCAGCACTAAGAACTTGATGTCATCCAAGAACATTGTGATCACGCCTTCACGGATCATCCACTCATCCTGTTGCTTTTTCCAAGCATTGTCGTAGATTGAATCAATCCAATGGCGCACACCCGTTTGTGCTTGTTTGGTAATACGCCCCATTCTATAAGGATGTTCAAAGTTTTCCGCAAGGGTAAAGATAGTTTCACATATCATGTTTGATGGCTCTCGACCATAGTTCACATTGCGTATGCCATCTTCTCTGCGGTAGCCATTCCCCAGTTTTCTATTTTGCAAGTGGCGTTCCAGTGGAGGATTTTCACCGGCACTGGGTGCTTGAGTCCAATCATATGGCACTGAGTTGGCAGGTATTTCCATTCTGTCCCAAAATGTAGGACCAATCACAGCAAAATCTGGCTGCTGTCTACGGATCTCGTCCATCTGTATGCGAATGCCACCGTTAGAGCAACCTTGGCGTGCGAGGTTTACCAGTTCCCAGCCGCCTAGCTTTTCTGCCAATCGTTCACTCCAAGCAGTGCCGGGCAGTGTTTGTGATACTGCCGAAAAAGAGCAGCCTGCTACCATTAATTTCATTGTGTTTCCTTGTAATCGTTTTGATGTGTTATAGGATGAAAACCACGCACAATTTCACCATGCAGTGGCAGTTCATCTATTGAGTATGTATCTGGCGGCAAAGTGAGGGTTACAGTTCCTTGACCTGGCGGTGCAAATGTCACCAGGTTAGGATGCCACTGCACTGCACGATGCACCAGCACATGATGTATATGTCCGTAGTCACCCAGCTCGTCATGTGTAAGCACTAGATCATAATTACGAGCCAGATGCCAACAGGCCCGGTCGGCGGATTCTTCGGGCCAGCGTGTGAACACCTTTTGTTCGTTGTCATGCCAGTGATCTTCAAATCCCAAGAACACACATTCAATGCTACGTTCTTTCCAAAATGCTGAAAGTTCTTGTCCACGTGGGTCTTGCGCAGTGTAAGTCAAGTATCCAATGGTCCATTTGTGCTCGGGATGATTGTGTATGAAACTGTAGGCAAATATTACACAGTCGTCAGGGTGTGCTACCATGCACAAGGCGTTCATAGTATTCCTCGTGCAATCAACAGCTCGTGATATTTTTGTTGTTGTTGCTCGGTCAATTGTGTCCACGCATTTCTGTGTATGCTCACTGTGAAAGTTTCGGTCCGACACATTGTGTTGAACTTTGAATCAAACATGCCAGTTTCACTATGACAAAGATTGGCAGGATGGATGCGTGATTGTAAGTGATATCTCTCATTGAATGACTGATCCTTATACCAAACATAGCCTGAATACAAGATAAATTCTGTAAGCATACCCTGCTGTTGAAAGTAGTTGCCAAAGACTTGGCCAGTTCTGTGTTCTACTTCCGCAATCAGTTCTCTTGTTAAACTGGGTTCAACAAAGAATGGCACACCACCTGGCCCTAACTGTGCCGGCAAGTCTATGTCAAACAACTGGTTGGTTATGTTTCGGCTGGGTTCAAACACAGGATAAATTGGCATGCTGCCTGTGGCAGCCCGTCCGTCTACCAGCACTTGATCCAGTTTGACTGGCCGCACAAACAAGGTTTTGGCATCCACAATCATGCACCAAGCATTCTCACTCTGGGCTGCCCCTAACAGTTTTAGCACTTGTTGGCTGACCCAACCGTTGTCGCTCCACTCACAATCAAATGTGGATCGTGGCACAATTTTCACATGATCAGCAAATGCGCCATACCAGGCAGGATCTACAGTGCTTGAATCGTTAACCATCACAAAGATATTTTTTAAGCCAATGTGTTGGCAGTAAAGTTCAATGCTACGGGCTTGTAGTTTTAGTATGTCAAGTTCAGATTCAAATACAACTGTGCAGATATCAATCATGCACTTATGTATGGGTCAATGACCAGTGGCTGCTAATTCAGCACCTTTGTTGAATGAGTTTGACCAGGAGGCTGCGCTTTTGCGTCCTCGAGCAACACTCCAATTGTATCCAGCACGGTGTCCGGAACAGTCTTTGGTGCATTGTGAACCCATAAAGGTGAGCTCGTCCAGTTGCTCTTCTTCCGCTACACTTTCAAAATTATTAATGTCACGTGCTTTGCGGTATTCGCTACCCTGGCTTGGAAATCCAGCTGCTGGGTTGGCAGCAGTTTGCGCACCAGGTTTATATTGTGCGAACCGAGCTTCGGCTTTTAAGTGTGCTATTTGTATCCACTTGTTTTGTTCTCGACGGTCTGCTGGTTGTCCACGCTCGGCCACCATATTTTGATATATAACTTTAGCAAGATCATTTACATCTTGGGCATGTCTAACTCGTGGATCATCTCGGCGCATATTTTGAAATTCTTTTGATGCATCAACAGGCTGGGCTTGCGCCAGTGCACCACCTGTTGCGCCGGCCGCAGCCGCTGCACCAAGCCCTCGTAGGAATCCTCTACGAGTTAGATCTTCATTAACAAATTCTTGTGCTCTCATTTGTCTAACTCCTGAAAACGTTGAACCAAGGATTTAGCATCAACGCCAAACACCAGTTTCAATTGCGATCCAGCATACAAATATGCAGCAACTTCTTCATCAACATGTGCTTGATAATCTAATTTGTTTTTCAGTATTTTGGCCATGGTTTTTATCACAGGATCACTGCGGCATTCGTCAAACAGTTGATCCACTTCTCGTTTGAAAGTTGGATCCAAGTAATACTTAGCATGAAACATTTCGTGTTGTACCGTAGCAGTATCATTACCGCTAACGCCTATCACACAGAATTTTTTCATGCCCTTTGTAGCTTTCTCAATAGCGTCTACTACTGTTTGTTCTGCTTGACTAAGTTGGCCTACTGTACGATGCCATGATCGAAATGCAGAATCCGTTATGTTAAATCCGTCCCAAAATTTAAAATAGTCTGCATTACCTTGCCGGTCTATCCAAGTATCCAAAAATTCTGCCATGCCAACATGCTGTTGCCTAGCACTGTATCTGTGCCCTTCGTAGTATTCAGCCATGCGAAAAAAACTTTTGGTGAGATCAGGAATAGTGTTAAACTTCAACAACACACACCCGTCCTGGGGACGAGAAATTGAAAAATCACTGCGAGAGAGGCTGGGTTGTTTTTTGTTGTCAAAGTAATCGTCGACAGTGCGTCGAGTCCACTGTTCGATCAAGAACTCTTCAGCTCTCATTTTTTAGGTTGAACTGCTGTGGGCATGTTGCGATACACACGCTTGGTAGGGTCATACACAGTTTTTAACGGACCCAGTCCAGCCAGTTTCTTTACTCTGGCAACCATGTCTTGATAGTCATCGCCGTAGTCGGCTTCGGGTTGTTCAGGCTTTTTATTGCCTTCCGCCACACCAGTTTCGTCCAGTCCACGAGCCTTGCGCCATTTGCGAACACTCTTACCTGCATCACGCTTGGTGCCTAGCTTGGGACGGTTGTCGCCTAATTTTTCTTCCAAACTTTTTCGTTGCATGTTGTCGTTGATCATTTTTGACACATCAATCTTACCATTGGCAACATTGGCAAATCCTTCTGGGGTTGCAAAGTAGTTTACTTGTTGTTCTGTTAGATCGTCACTCAACACACCGTACCATATGGCATATTCACTAATGCCAGGCAGGCCAATCTTTATCAACGAACTGTTAAACGATTTAGCATACTTGTCAACAGCAGCTTTAAAGTTCAAAATATTTGTTGCTGCGTTTCGAATATACTTGTATTCTTTAGGCCACGCTGTATGACAGATTAGTTCCCAAAACATTTCACGAGCACCCATGCCAGAACCCAAGTCTGGATTGGGAAGCGAGAATTTTTTACTTAGTTCAATTATTTTGTTTTCAAAAGCATCAAATTTAAATTCTACCTTTTTAAACAAGGCATCTAACTGATACTGGAGTTCATCTTCGTCATCAGGATCATTCAACTGAATCTTTGGCAAGTTCATGCCCGGTGTCATTTCAGTGTTGCCTTCGCGTGAATAACTGAAGGCCACATATAACATATACGTGCGATTGTTCTTTAGATTCTCTTTTGTGTTCCAATCCATAGGATTTACTGGATTTTTTATGTAGTCTGCAAGACCTTCACGAGCTTCATCATTGGTCATGTTCTTCAACAGCCATTGTACAGTCTGGTCTATTTTTTGTTGATCTTTGTGGTAAAAATCTCTTATGTCATTGTAAAACTCGTGAGCAGTTACGTTATCAAGTTCTTGATCTTTCCAAGCCATGTATTGTATGTCTTGTGCATTTTCTGTATCTAAATAAGCAATGATAGTGTTGACCATTCTTATTTGACGGTCAGTCTTGCTAGAACCTTCGTTGTCCCAGTCAATCACCTTCATTATATTTTGGCCATTGCGATTGATGATCTCAACATCATAGTCGGGAATTTGCCAACGGCTGAGATCTTCTCGAGAAAAATAATCAGCTTTTACTGTGTATGGTTTTCCGTTGTAGGTTATTTTCCAAGTTCCTGTGTTGTAATCAACACCCAGCACTTCTATATCAGCATTGAAATCAACATCACCACGATGATCAACTTGTGGTTCTACTTTGCCTTCCGCTACACCTTGTTCTCTTACACTACTGCGGAAATGTCTAGCATCATTTGCATCGTGTTGGCCGCGTTCTAATCCTTTGGCCCATTCGTCATTTTTACGGGCTTCTCTTGTGGCACTGTATGGATTGTCTCTTGCCGTCTTGCGTTCTTTGTATGCTCGACGGCCCAGTTCGTATGCTACACCCACACCTGCTAGTTCATATTCTTCCGCCACACCTTGCTTATCGTCTATTAGCCAAACTTTAGCAGGTAATCCTTTAACATAATTTGCAGTGCCCAATCGTGTTTTGCCACCTATTAGCCACAGTCCCTGACTTGTTTTTAGTATGATAGGCATTTCTACTTGACCTTTATCAAACAAATCATTTACTCTTTTTTCTTTTGCTGGACCGATAGGACCTTCGTGACCAGTGGGTGCTAGAGCTTTTTGTAAAGATGCTTTATCAAATGGAGCATTTCTTATCTCATAGTTATGATCGGGTGGTACCACAACTGCCTTACCATTTTGAACTGCTTTTAACCATGCATCTTTGTTAGGAAAATGTTTTTGATAATACTGTCTGACATCAACCGGGACTTGTTTCATCCTGGATTGTTCTTCAACTTCGTGCCATTCAAAATCAAAATTAGGCTTGACCCAATTTATTTCCTGCGAGCCTTCCGCCACACCTTGCTGTTTTACAAACACAAGATCACCGTCACCTTTTCTATCAACAAGTCCTGATTCAATAGCGTCATCTTCCGCCATGATTTCACCCAGCATTTTTTCTAAGAAACTCCACCAATCTAGATTACTAACCAAAGTTATACCCATACCATAGTATGCTTGTGCACCGGGCTGCTTAGGACCTAACTTGTAGACTTTATGCTCTGAATCTTGGGTTGGATCACCGAACGCTACATAAGTTGGAGCCTTTGAATTATTCATACGAATTTCATAAGTGGCAGGTCTCTCGGGAAGATTACCCCCGTCTTCACCACCGTCAGGAATAGCAAATTCTTGTAATGAATTGTTGTTGCCAACCACATGAGCCACAATCTTTCCTGTGCGTAAATCTTTGAAAACTAAATCAACATCATTAGCACCCATAGTTCTTGGACCAGTTGCGTAAATGATTTGCGGTCCTGTATTCAAGCCTTCCGCCACACCCGGCTTCTTGTTTAACTCTTTGTTTAGAATCTTTTCACCATCCTTGGCTGCTTTTTTGGGTGTGATCATTTTGGCAGTGTATTCTTTTTTGCCGGCGTCTGAATCGTTGCTGCCATCACGGCCTGGAGGAGTTTGTGATTTGTCCATTTCATTAACTGATTCAGCAGGCACACAGTTGTTCACACGGGTGCCGCCCTTCATTTTGGTCTTGGGATTGCCAATCTTTTTGCCGGTCCAGCACTTGGGGTCCAAGCGCACTTTTTCTTCAGTAAATAGGTCGTTGAGGTTCATGATAGTTTATTTATTGCGTTTGGCTTTAGCCCGCCCAGCCTTCATATTTGCGGCCCAGTGAGCTAACTGCCCTTTGCGACCGCCTTGTTTGGCCACTTTACGCAGGGTGCTCACGGACGCTTTGGTGGGCACACCATATCTTTTGCTATCGCCCTTGTCTTCTGGATGCTTGCCATCGGCAAAGTTTTCAGGCAGTTCTTCCACGCCCAAGAATGTTTGAGCAAACAACTGACACTCGCCCCATAGCTGATCATTTTCAGTCACATACACACGGAAGTCAGCGTCCGAATCATCATGCTGTGTGGGGTCTTGATAACCTGCATACACCTTGTGGATGCCCACTGAGTTTAGTAAGTCTTTGCAGCTTTCTCCGTGACGTTCCTCCATGGGTGAGTTGCAGGGACTGCAAGTGGTCACAACAATTGACCCTTGAGGAATTTCACCTATAGATTTTGTATACTTGTCTATGGCCACTCGTTCAGCGTGGCGGCGTGTGCCATCTCGAGCAGGCAAGTTGATGCCGTAGATCATTCGGTTGTCAGGATCAATCACACAAGCCGCAACTTGTCCATAACGTTCAGGATCTCGCTGTTGTCCCTGCACTACCATGCGACAGCATTTGGCCAGCACACCATCCAACTTGGGACGGTCATGCAGTTCATAGTCACTGGCTGACTCTGCTAGGCCTTCTGTCATGATAGGATACACTTCAAAGCCTTCGCCTGACACGCCCTGGCCATTGTCGCGCAGCCATTGAGCAGCCACTCTATTGGCATCTGATTGATTGTTGCCCACGCCTGAGAATCTGTAGACTTCTTCACCGTTGACTAACACCTTCCAAGCACCAGAGAATGTGCCGGGTGTGGCTCGTTGTTGTGCCAAGTCTGTTGTGCTTCCTGGCAAGGCTTGTGCCACATCTGGTTCAATGTCAATGATGCCACCTGATGCTGCATCTGTAGGCTGATCCCATTGTTCAGTATCCACCACCATATAGTCAGCAGGAACCACATTATTTCTAGCAGCCCAGGCTTGTAGAACATATCTGCCTTGTGCTTGTTCTGCTGGATTGCCCATGTTGAATCTAAACTGATAGTCAGGTGCTGGGCCAGTAAAACTGCCATACAAGGCCGGATCCGAGCGTGGCACAATGGCATAGCGACCGTTGGGGTCGTTGGGTCTGCCGCCTTGTGGTTCTGCTTGTTGTGCAGGCTTTTCTTCGTATGGACGCACAGGCTCGGCCACAATGCTTTGTCGTGTGTTAGCCCAAGACGGATAGCCATCATCGCCCAAGGCTTTTTCAATAGCTTCTTCTTTGCTTGACGCAACAACTTCTACACTGGCATAACTATTGCCAGGATTGGAAACACGCCACCACATCTTTTCACCGCTTGTTTTGCCACGTTTTTCTTTGCGTTGCAGTTGTGCTTGTTTCACAAAACTACGCAAGGCTGCCCGGGGAATCTTGCCAGCCACATAGTCAGCAAAGTATTTGATGGTGTCTGACCCTTTTTGGTCTTGAGTCAATAGTTTGTATAGTTTCTTTTGGTATTCTTCTCGGTATGCTTCGGGGTTGAGTGCCGCACTCATGGCCACTGTGAAACGCAACAGGGTGTTTTCAATCTTGTCAAAGTTGTCATCCAGCCAGTCACCGCCTGGTGAACGGAATTCAATGTGTCCGTCCTTGGTGTTGATTGATGTGTACTTGTCTGTGTAGCCTCCGTGAATGGCTTTGGAAGCCAGTTCACCCATTTGGCCTTTCATCTTGTCCAACAACTGCTGTGCTTCTTCAGGTCGTTGTCGCACACGATCACGCACCTTGCCCAGAGCAGATTTGGCGTAGGTATTTGAGCTACGCCCAAATTGTTTGAGCACATACTCGTCGCCTAACAACAGAGCCAGTTTCACAAAGTCCAACCGATCCAGGCTGTAATCGGGTACAGATATGTTTATGTGCAGGCCAGTAGACTGATTGGTATAAACACCCATGCGTCCAGCCCAGGTTTTCACAGCATTCAAATCTTTCAAGAGCTCGTCAATGGGCATAGGCGGGCTCACAAACTCCAAGCCTTCGTCGCCGTCATTGTCGCCTTCCAAACTGCCATCTGGTTCTACTATATAAAACTGATTGTTAGGTCCGGGTCTGTCGCCCGACTGATGGTATCTTGTGTTGACTCTGACTTCACGGCCCACGGCCTGGCTGAATTCATCTGCCACTTGATCTGCATCAACCTCGCCGCTGTTCATGTCAGTCCAATAAGGCCAAGAAATCTCGTAGGCATTTTCAACACCACTCATGCGGTCAAGATCTTCGGCGTCTAACCAGTCGCTTTCGTCATAATTGTCTTGAAATTCTTCCCGCCATTCTTCAAAGGCCTGTTGATAATAATCACTTGAAGGATCAGCGTCTACATTGGCTGCAAATTCATCAAATGCTTCGTTTCGTTCATCTCCAGTTAACTCGTTAGGATTCCATTCATCATCGTTTACATTGTTCCGAAGCCAGTCACGAATGTAATCTTCGCTTTCACTGCTCCAATCATTGCCAAGTTTATCATCACGCCACTCTAGGAAATCATTCTGCATTCGCTCACGCAGGCGTTCAACATCTCTGCGGCCGTTGTAGTCACCGTCGTGGAAAAATTGCACAGCATCATCAATACTACGGCAGCGTTGATCTTGATCATAGTCAGGTTCTTGTTCAGGATCGTCTGACTTGATGCCGGGCACAATCATTTCAAATTCCATGCCAGCAATGGCACCTGTTCGGGCAGCTTCCCTGCGCAGGTTTTTGCTGCCCATGTTTATTTCAAACAGGTCTTGTTCTTCAAACAGTTCAAATTCTTGTGCTAGACTTTCTGCCAACTTTACTCGGCCATCTGCTCGCAGCAGTTGTGGATGTCCTTGTGCATCAGTCTCCAGTCGCATCTTGTTGGCTTCTCGACCTGTTTGTCCCGGATGCACATCCACACTCAGTGCCATTTCAAATCGCGGATCGTCACGTTCAGCCCAGGTAGGAATGTATCCCGATGATTCAGCAATAGCTGCATGGCCAAACAAGTCTGGATGCGCATCAGCAAAGTCCCGCATGATGATACCTGCCACAGCATGTGCTTCATTTTCTGCAGGCGAACCTGTTTCACCTGCATCGGGACCTAGTTTTTCTATTTCGTGTTGGCGGCAGTGTGCCAGTTCATGTGCTGTGGTGCGCAGGATATCCATGATGTGGCGATTGCGCAGGTTCACATGCAACACATGCAGTTCCGGCACATACATGCCAAATGAATGATTTTGTTCACTCCACTCATCGTCGTCATGCAGTTGAATTTCGGGCATGTGTTCAATGCCTAAACGTTCGGCAGTGTGCTGAATGAATTCCTGTACCATGCTTTGGGTGTCATCTTCATTCAGGAACATTTGCGTGGTAGGCGCCACACCATCTTCTGAACTGTAGGGTTGGCCTTGATGTCCTTCTTTCACACTTCTAGGCCATGCACTGGGTATGCGTTGTATTTTCTTTAGTTCTTCGGGATCAAACTGTTGCTTGGATTTGATGGCTTGAGCATATTCTTCAGGTGAGCGATATACTTTTTGTTGAGCATTTGGTTTTTCGGCAGCAAATGCAGCTCGCATGTCTGCTAGGTTGCCCTCATCTACATCACCTTCGGCAAAGCCCCAATGGAATTGCGGAGCATGGTCTTGTTCTTTAAGGCTCATTTCGCGATCTTGTGCGGCTGTTCTGGCTGTGCGCAGATCCTTGATACAACCTTTATTACGCAGGACTTTGAACACAATATTTTCGCAACCAAACTCACCGTGCTCGTCTAGGCCACTTTGACGCATGGCCTTGATCTTATCCCACAGTCGGCCCATGGCTTCAGCATTGCCAGATCGAATTGCTGAATGTATTCTGGCATCCAAATCTTCCACTTTGGCTCGAACACAAGTGTCATCTACTCGAGCTCGTTTTCTGCGTGGCACCTGCACCCATTCGTCACGTGAGATAGAATATTCACCTTGACTCACTGGAGACTCAGCAGCATTCTGCACATACAATTCTACAGGCACACCGCCAATTGCTAGATTGTGTTCGTCGTTGTATTGATATTTTTTGGCATTGAACAGTTCCTGGTAAACTTCGTCGTCAGCAGGAAACTCCACCACAAGGTGTAGATCAATGTCGGAATGTGGGGTATAGCTATAAGCAGCATTTGAGCCTGAGATGGTGATGTCTTTAACATCAAGGTCGCCTACGCCAAGAAATTCGCGAAAGTTGTCTGCAATGGCCATGAGTTTTTCACGCACTTCCGGCAGCAAGTGCTCGTCTCGCCCCCAAATTTTGGGATTGAGACGATTGTGAAACTTTACAGCATCGCTTAGTTTAAAGGAGTCCAGTTCTGTAATATGCATACGAACTGTATTTACCGTTAGGCTGCGGCAGCGACTTTCTTGGGTTTCTTCTTGCTGGATGCCAAAACTTCAGCTTTCACTGGCGCTGGCTGATCAGTAATGACAGGCACATCAGCAGGAGTGATGATATTGCCGGGCTCAAACATGGCTTTTAGATCCTTGTAAAGCTGTTCGTGTGTGTTGTAATCAAACACATAGGTGCCAGTGTGACGCAACAACACTCGTTTGTCAACAAACACTTGGCCGCCAATATCACGCCAGTTTTCACAGAATGTCCAGTCTTCTGAGTAGTAACGGCCTTCTCTCACGGCTGTATCAAAGTAGGTCTTCATGAAAGGATCCAGTTCTTTGGGCAGGCCAATGTCATTGTTGAAATGTCTCACAGCAGGGTGAGCATTCAGCTTGTCAAATACATCGCGTTTGATCAACAAGAATCCTGTACCAGTTTTTGTAACTTCAATCAACTTGCCATCCGGTTCCTCGGCTTTGCCTGGGATACCATTCACACACCATTTGACTGGCAGGGATTTCATGGGATAAAGTCCGCCCACAACATCTTTTTGTGCATCCAACAACACCAACAGGTGCCATGGCTCCCAACCAATGTCAGCGTCAATAAACATCAAGTGTGTGCTACCTTGTGTGTTCAAGAACTTGGCAGTGAGTGTGTTTCTTGCACGGCTGATCAAACTCTCGTTAGTCATGGTTTCTACTGTCCAATCAATGCCTAGCTGTCGGCAGGTATTGGCCCATTTGATAAAACTCATAAAAGTTGATTCTGTCAGCTGACCACCGTAGCAGGGCATGCAGATGTGAACTCGAGTGGTTTTCAAGTAATCAATATTGACTTGAATTTGTGTTTGATTTGGTTGGGCGTCAGCCATTTGTAGTCTCCGTAAAATGTGCTAGTATTTACGGTGCATGATATGTCTAGTTATTTTTTCTGACGTAAAAATATTTTTTGTATTTGTATATTTGCCTGAGCTCGAATTATTGTGGTATTGGGAGGATCACGCCGGTGTACATCGGCATATAAGGCAATCAGTGCATCTATATCAAAAATAGATTCCCATGTTATAAAATGCGAATAGTGTGGCCATATATCGGCATCCATTTGACAATTATCAATCATAACATCTATATTATGGTGCCACAGGCGAATGTCTTCTGTATCTTGCTGCGTATTCATATGGTGTTTGCGCCATAAAAATTCCGCTATCTCAAGCATGTGCGCAGCATCTACTTGGATACGGATAACTGGTTTACCGGCCGCGGTCATTAATTTTGCGTGTGCTGTCCATTCAGCAGCAGTAAAACTGGTATTGGTATGTCCACTACAAAGATTGCCGCTACACACTTCGTACACCATCCTAATTGGCTCTGGATGTATTTTGCAGTAATGAACAGTGTTCAGAGTTGGCAGTAGATAATTTTTTTCTGTCAGCTCGTCGAGCAAAAATAAAGCTAAAAAATCTCCACGACTGCCGGGCCAATACACAATGGCCAATGGGTCCAAATGAATAGAGTTGGTCATTTAGTTGCTTCGATTACTAGCAAGGGCTATATTTTGTCCAATGATCAAACACAGTTTGTTTTGGAAGGCCGCGGATTTCTAGTGCTTGAATGTATGCTTTGGTCAACGGATGATCCAGCCAGGCATCTCCTTGCAATTCAGGCGGCCAACAACTGTCTATGTACTGTTGAAATGCATGTTGTACCGGGACCGTATAAGTAATTTTATGATTTACAGCATCACTGAGTGCTTCAAGAAAAGTTTTATGATCATCAGCTATCAAATGCCAATGTATGTTATAGACCACACTCCAGTCGTAGTTTTGTTGAAATAACAGCGCTCTATTCACAATATTGTCAAGGGTGTAACCTAACTTTCTACAGTTGGTTATAAAAATATTCAACAAAGATCTATGACTACCAAATACTACACTGCACGTATTCCAGGAAATCTGATGTGATGCTACTCCTAATATGTATGAGTAGTCCGAGCAAGAATTCCGCAAAGTGTCGTTATGGAAATTTGTAAAGCTGCCTGGAATGTGTTGATTGTACAAATAACACCAAACCAAATAATTCAACCAATTACCACCACCGCCTGGCATATACCAAACAGTACGTGTTCTTGTTTGTTGTAAAATAGAATTATGAACGGCGGGATTCATCAACGTAATCAGGCGTTGTTTCTGCTATGGGTTGATTTTCTCTAGCTTGGTAACTGGCCATCATGCCTGCACCTGCACCCGATGTGTTGGCAGTCATGGGGTTGATAGACTCAGACAAGATGGCTGTGTCTAATAGTTTGACCACAGTTTGTGCCAATTTAGGATTGCTTTGGGTCTTGGGATACAAACTCATTACCAAGGCAATTCTACGTTTGTCGTTCAATTGTGGCCAGGCAGCACGAATTTCTGTGGCTGATGTCATACCAGGACCGAATTCTACTGTGGGCAAGTAGGCCATGTATGCATGTTTGGCGAATGGCTCCAGTCGCTTGGCACCCAACAACGGCTGTAAGTAAGCAGGCGTGCCATCTTTCTTCATGCCGCCACCCTGCGGGGGTTTTGTGGCGTCTTTATCTGAGCGTACAAAAATTACTGTATCTTTGTTTGGATTAAATTTGCTAGTGATTTCTTCAGCGCGAAATGGTGATTTAACCTGTAAAAAATGTCCAGGCTCTACACCAGCCAGTTGAGCCAACTTTTCTTTTACAGCAAACGGAAATGGTCTAGCACTTGTGTCATTGGTGGCTGCAACAAACACTTCAGCATCAGGAAATGCTCGTTGTGCGGATTGGTAAAGTGCTAGGTGCCCTGCATGAAAAGGATGGAATCCCCCGGGCATGATTACTACAGTGGTCATACACTGTATTTAGTGTTTACATATTTTCAAGCAACCACAGATAAAATGGTGTGGTAAATTCAAATTTTGCAGTGCCATTGCATCCCATGGTACCATAAAATTTGTCAGTTGTTGTATTTTGCGATCCATTAAAATCATGGACGTATTCAATTTTGTTGTGTAATAACTGATCTATTAATATATCATCAATTTCAAAATTGAAAATTTTTAACAAAGTGTCAGATGTAATCTCCCCATGTTCATTGACCACAGTATGTTCTTGTGTTTTGCCATACATCACAAACTCTAACTTGTGTGCGGAGTCTTCATCACTTATGTCAAACTTTATTTGACAAGGGCCAGTAACATGATCAGTCTTGAACATACTATTGCCATCTAACAATACTTCAAACCCTAGTGGAATTGATGTATCAGGTATATCTTTTTTAGCTAAGCCATATAGTCCAACGTCAAATATGTCTAAATCACATTGAAATTTAATTGTATCTGCCATTTGTATCCTCAGTAGGTTATAGTTATAGAATTTATAGTGCCAGAATCAAACAGCAGAATATTCACACGCATCCATACAAAATTGCCCACAATGCTTTCGGGGTGATAATCAGTGAGAGGCACAATACCATCACCAATTGTGTAAACATCAAACCACTTGGCTGTTTCTGGTAAAGTGTCTAGTGTGGCTTGTAGCTTGATAATACCTTGGAATCCATCCAAGCTAAATGTTACAGTTTGCAGGCCACCCCGCCCGCGATAGTAGTCTGCGGCTTGTGCAGGATCTGAGTACCAGTCTTGGCTGCTTCCGTCATAATTGCCGGATGCTTCACCATACACTGTGGTAGCCAAAATAGTCTGGGTTTGCGACATTATGCGCGGTCCGCTTCCACAACAACACCGGCCCCAGCCAGTTCTTCTGCCACTGATTGCAGTGCAGTCACAATATCATCAGTGGCAATTGCTTGCACATCTGCATCGTCTCGGATCAATTTTGAGAGTTTGATCACAACTACTTCTTCGTGTATTTTTGCCATAGTGTGTTATTTATTGTTTTTTTACTATGGGCAGGGTTTTTCTAACCATGCCAGGGCACACCATACTCAACATGGTTTCGTATTGCAGACTGTTGTGCTCGATGTAATAATAGCTTTCGGTGGCATCATTGCGCCACCAATACACTCGGTTAGTTCTGTCATCAAGTTCTAAAAATGTTCGCAAACTTTTGCTGGCTGAAACGTCATCGCCCTGGGTGGTTACCCAGGTGGCCAGTCGGGCCTTTTGTGTTTTGCCAAGTGATCGCCCACGGAAATAAGTTCGGTATTGATACTGTGGATTTTTCAACAGTATGGTATCTGGTGGCAAGTTAAGCTCTGCTCGTTTGAGATCTACAGATTCAATCCAATCGCACGCCATCAATCGACCATGCAAGCCGAGATTGTTTGTGTACACTGTGAGAAAATTGTTAAAGAACACCATTTTCTTTGGTTGAGTTTCTGTTGCCAATAGTGCTCGCATGCCTTCCAAATTGTCGCGACAGCGTGTGGTAAATTTGCTTTCAAAATTTTCTCCGTAGGGTTTGTATAGAGAATTTCTACTATGTTCGTAATCCATTCGCATGCGAATGTGTGATAGCATTTTCTTTTGATCGAGACTGCGAATACACCCAATCTCGTCTTGCTGCCAGGTCATGGCATATTCATATGCGTTGTAGTACAACGAACTACGCGATTCACTTCTCATTATCCACCACTATAATTCCATCAGCGTTAATAGACGCCACAACTTCCACAGGCGTGTCTGTGACAACATCAAACACAATCTCATCCGCCACAACATCCGCAGTAATCACACAATCACGCAAGCGATCAAATAAGATTTTCTTGCTCAACGGCACACGAATCAGTTCATCAATCTTGCGCGAGAGTGGTCGCGCACCCATCTTCGAATCGTAGCCTTTGTCAGCAAGTGTGTCAACGGCTGATTCGGATAGATTGAGGCGTATACCTTTTGCAAGCAAACTTGTTTTGAGTTCGTCAACAAATTTAACCACGACTTTCTTGATTGCCAAAGTATCCAGCTTGGAGAATTTAACAATTTGGTCAATCCTGTTGCGCAGTTCAGGCCTAAAGAACTCTTTGAGGGCCTTGTCATCTTCGCCTGTTTTCTCAAAGCTGCCGAAGCCAATGTTATTTGCTTCTGAATCTCGTGCTCCTAAGTTTGAAGTCATGATGATAATGGTGTTCTTCAAGTCCACTGACTTGCCATTGGCACCTGTAATCTTGCCTTCGTCCAGCATCTGCAACATGATGTTCACAACATCAGGATGTGCTTTTTCAATTTCGTCAAACAACAACACAGCAAATGGGCTCTTACTAATGTCGGAGATCAATTTACCACCACTCACATTAGAATCATCAAAGCCTACATAGCCCGGAGGAGCACCAATCAAACTTGATACTGTATGGCGTTCTTGATATTCACTCATGTCATATTTTAACAGTTTCATGTCCAAGTTGTCGGCCAGCAAGCGGGCCAGTTCTGTTTTGCCTGTACCTGTAGGACCTAGGAACAAGAATGACGCAATGGGTTTCTTGTCTTGTCCAATGCCCGAGAAGTTGATGTACACACGTTCTAACACTGAATCCACTGCGGCGTCTTGTCCGTACAATTTCTGCTTGATGTTTGAATCTAATTCTACAATCTTGGCTGAACGCTCATTCTGCAAGCGATCCATAGGTACTGAAGTCACACGCGACACCTGTGCCATGATTTGTTCTCTAGTGACTTTCACAGTACCGGCATCTTTCACACGCTCTCTAGCACAGGCAGCATCCAGCAAGTCAATGGCCTTGTCCGGATTCTTTCGGTCATGAATGTATCTGTTGCCAAACTCCACAGCACTCATTATGGCATCAGTTTCAATCAGCACATTATGAAACGTTTCCAGCCGGGGAGATAGGCCAATAAGAATCTGCTCTGTGGTTGCAGTATCCGGCTCATCAATACTCAAGCGGTAGAAGCGCCGCATGAGTGCTCGATCTTTCTCAAATGACTCATAGTATTCTTCCCAGGTAGTCGAGCCAATCACTTTCAAACTGCCCTTGGTGATAGCAGGCTTCAGCATGTTGGCAAAGTCCAAGGAACTGTTTGAGCCTGATCCGGCACCACGCATGGTGTGTGCTTCGTCAATGAACAGGATACATTTCTTCTTGGCTTCTAGGGCCGCAATAACTGCTTTGAACTTTTCTTCAAACTCGCCACGATACTTAGATCCTGCTAGTAATGTGCCAATCTCCAATGACCACACTTCGTGATCCTTAAGGAACTCGGGTACACGGCCGGCTATGAGTTCTTGTGCTAGGCCATCCACAATACAAGTCTTGCCCACACCAGGATCGCCTACCATGAGCACATTGGATTTGAAGCGACGTGCTAACACAGCAATCATTTCTGCCAGTTCTTCTCGACGACCGATTAACGGTTCTAACTGATTGTTTCGCGCACTGTCTGTGAGATTGGTGCAGTATTCTGTCAAGATCTCTGTGGCCTGTTTGTCAGTCATTTTGATGTCTTGCTTGTTGTAACTGCCCTCCCAGTGTTGCACAAACTCGGTCTTTTTCACGCCATACTTGAGAAAGAAGTAGTGTGCATGGCTATTGGTTTCTGCCATGATTGACAGATACAGATCTATTGTGGTCATTGATCTGCGACCCGTAAACATAACCTGCACATTGGCCCTGTTGAATATGCGTTCAATGGTCTGTGTTTTCTTTGGCTGGTAGTCTTCTGTTTTTGTGATACTGCGCAGACTGCTCAAGTATTTCACAACTTCTTGTTCCATTTGAGGAACTTCTACGCCAAATCGATCCAGGCATTTGCGGAATGGATCGTACTGAATCAGTGCTAACAACAAGTGCTCTGTTACCACAAACTCATGTTTTTCAACACGAGCAATGCTCACTGCTTGTTCAATGATGTGTTCAATTTCGGGATTTTGTTGCATTGGTATCCTTGGTAGTTTTTGTTATTATACTGCAAACTCAAACTGCATGCAAGTGGGTTTGGTATTTATTGACGATACTTTTCAATTGCTTGCACCAATTCCGGTCTAATATCAGTGGGAATTTCTGGCATGACTCGAACCAGTATGTCTCCGTGATTGCCAGATCTATCACGTAGACCCTGTCGACGCAATCGCATCATAGTACGAGGTTGTGTTCGGGGTGGCATCACGGTGACCAATTCTGAACCAGTTATTGTTAGCACAGTGATATCTGCACCCAAGATCATGTCCCAAATGTTTACAGCTCGTTCGCATATCAAATTCAATCCATCTCGTTGCCATTGTGGATCTGGATGTATTCTATACTGTATCACAAGATCCTGACCACCAGGTGCTAGTCCTTGATATTGAACACTATCACCATCATTGATACCCAAGGGTATTTCCACTTCAATGGTCTGTTGTCCTTGTGCTGTGCCAATGGCCACTGGACGATTGCCACCTTGTGCTACATCATGCAGTCGGATCCACAAAGTCATGCGCACAAAATTTGACTGTCTACGCTGTTGCCCAAAGCCTTGCCCAAACATCTGTCCAAAGATATCATTCATGTTGAACTGTGCACCGCCAGGAAATCCCGAGAACTGTGGGCGTGGATTGTCGTATTCGGCTCGTTTGGCTGCATCGCCTAGAGTGTCGTAGGCTGCTTGTATCTCTTGAAACTTTTGGGTGTTACCACCTTTGTCAGGATGATGCTGTGAGGCCAGCCGACGGAAAGCTCGTTTGATTTCATCTGGGGTAGCAGTGCGAGCAACACCTAGTGCGGCATAGTGATCGGGCATAAAAAAAGTCCTGTATGTTTTAATTATACAGGACTTGGGGAGTATTGTCTATTATTTTGTAACTTCGAGTTTTTTATGTTGCTTGACTTCTTTACAGGTTTGTTTTGTGAAACCTTTGGCATCTTTGACTGGTTTACCGTCTTTCATTTGATCCACACACACTTTCTTGGTTTCGTGTTGGGTTTTGGCTGCATCTGCTCGAGCTACATCTGCTGAGTGTGAGTCTGCAGACAAGGCTGGCACACAAAACATTAATCCTGCTACAAATATAACATTTTTCATTTTGCTTTCCTACCTTTTGATTGAGTTGTTTTAATTTGGATTGGCCAAGTTGATAGTAACGCCAGTGTTGGGTTGAACCGAACGAGCATTACCATCTGGAAACTTTGCCTTGAACTGATTTACCTGTGCTACAGATAACTGTATTGGTTGTCTAAACAACACCCATTGCACAATTTCTGGATATGCTCCATTG